CTCGCATCTAAATGTACAGCAGGAGATACAGTAGATGGTAAAGTATTTTCTAAATCATGGTGGATGGATAACAAAGCTACACCAGAGAGTTGGAAAGATTTTGCAGCAGTATCTAATGGTATGAAGTTACCAGATATTAAGACTCTTGATAAAGGTGATGTACCTTTTTAATTAAGTCAGCAACAGCCGTGGTAGAAAGGATAACACCCACGGCTTTGCTATAAAATTATTTACTAATTTGTTTTTTTGCGTATGCTTTGACAACAGCTAAAGCTGCACCGCCACCTGCAATAGCAGCTAATTGTAATGAATCAGCGTCTACTCCTGCAAGTGGAGCAACAACTAAAGCACCTATGAACGCTTCAATGAATGTCCATACTGTTCTCTCTAGCATATCTTTGAGTTCTTCACTCATTTTGTAACTCCATGCCTCATTCCAAGGAGTCCACCCCACATCTTTCTTAAATGTGCCGTCTTGGTTTCTTCTTCTATTATTTTTTTCAAATAAATCTGACATTATGTAATATTCCTACCACTAAGTTTAGCATTCAAAACTTTGATTTCTCCACTTATCTCTTGTAACTTCTCATAAACATCTGATTGTTCTGCAGGTTTGTCAAGCAAGTTTTGTATGGTTGTATATTCTATTGTAACTTTCTTACCTTGAAGTAATTGATTTGCTACTTTTGCATACATTTTTTTATAAGCTACTGTGCTTGAACCTATGAAACCATCTTTAGATATTTCTAAGTCTTGTTGTGTTTCTCCAACTATAAGACACCCTGATGTATGTTCGTCTGTGTTGCCTGTATGAATTAATATATAAGTAAAGTTAGGTACGTCTTGTACATGCAACATACCATAATGTGCATTCTTGTATCTTTCTGAATACTTAGCGTGAAATCCGCCAGTCTTTCTAAATTCAATATCATACTTACCTTCTGGTATACATGTCTCATGCATAACTTTTACTGCTTGATACTGGTCTTCTAATGTATAACATTCAAACTGTCCGTCAATTAACAATATTCCGTTGGTTGCGTCAGTTCCGAATTGTGTCCTTACTACTGTTAGTTCCATGTGATTCTCCTCCATATTTACAATTACATATAGAAACATTTGTGTATCCATTTGGATGCTTAAATGTTCTACACATTACTTTCTAAATCCTATAGTCAGTAACCAGACAGCAAGTGTTATTACTGTAGCTAGTCCTGTTATTTGTTGAGCACTACCTGTAAGGGTAAGTGTAGCAATAACTAAACCAACTAAAGTCCATGATAAGTTCAATGTTTCTTTTATAGCTTCAACTAACCAAGTCCATAGTTTTTTTATCATAATGTTTTCCTAAACATAAATGCTGCCATAGTAGCTATTCTAGTCAAAATAACTGGCACTACCACTTCTTGTGCTTTTTCTTTTTGGTCTGAAGTCATGTCATCTCCAATGCTTGATAATTTAATTTCTGTTAAATCTATATCAACAAATGTTTCTATTGGATTATCTAAGAATGTTTCAAACTGTACCTCTGTAACAACGTCAGCAAGTGTGTAGTTTTCTACATCTGCATTTTCTACAGCTCTCTCAACGTACTCTTCAACAGCTACTGCAACAACTTCATCTTCTTTTACAGCCTCTGCAATAATCTCAACATCTTCTTTTTGTACCTGTAATACTTCTGCAACAACCTCTACTTGTTCCTCAGTAAGTTCTTCTATTTCTTCTATAGCTTCTTCAACAACAGCTTGTACTATCTCTTGTACTTCTTCTGTAGCTTGGTCTAGGTTTTGCACACCTATATCATTAACCTCTTCTATAACTTCTATAACTTCTTCGGTGTCGAGTTCTTGCACATATACTTCAATGGCTTCTTCAACTTCCTCATCTGTTAAGTCTTCTTCTATTTCTATTTCAATAATTTGAATTTGTACTTCCACGATTTCATCTTCTTGCGGAATTTCTTCCTGTCTCTCGGAGTCATCTCGTAGTACATCTTTGTCCAACTCATTAACTTCTTCCTCTATAATTATTTCTTCTATATCAATTACGATATCTTCTATCTCTTCTATTATAACAATTTCTATATCTTCAAAGGTGTCTAAGTATTCTTCAACCTCAAGGACTGTTTCATTAAACTCTTGAATTTCCTTTTCAATATTTCTTTCTTTTTCAGTTTCATGTTCGGATTCATCTTGATGTCTATCTTCATTAACATCAGGTATATCAACATCATCAGAAAGCTCTTCTCTGTCCTCAACCATATCTTCGTCATCAATGATTTCAATATCATATTGTTCTAAATCTCCTCTCTCAATTTGTTCATCAGTTAATTCTACACCATATATTTCATAATTCTTTTTACGTTCGTTATCTCTTTCTACAGTACCATCATCTATCTCATGTTGTTCATACTCAGCTTCAGTACCATCATCAAGCACAACAATAAAAGTTTCAGGTTCGGGTGGTGCAACTTCAGGCTCAGGCTCTGGTGGTGGAGGAGGTAATGTTGTAGTAGTAGTAGTTGTAGTTGTAGTTGTTGGCTGTATGTATTTAAATGATATATCATCAAGCAACGACCAATCATTTATTGTTATTGTAAAACTTTCTATAAATGTTTCTAAAGTGTCATAAATATTGTAAACAACATCTTCAAACATATTTTCTATATCTGTATTGTCTTGACCTTCGAGTACATTTACTTGTGAGGTTTCATCAGTATGTGTGTATGTAACTGTTCCATCATTATTTAATGCACCAATCCTGAAACCTACTTCGTATATATCTATCTCTAGTTCTTCTTCATCTACTGTTGTAGTTTCAGGTAATGTAAATGTGTAATCATTACTATCATTTCCGTGTTGAAAGTAATGTAAGTTCATATGAAAGTCTGTCATACCACAGCAAGACCAGTTACCATTACTATGTTTGTCATCTATCTGTATGTTATTCTCTACCTCATTACCTTGACTATCCAACTCATCTTCAGGTAACTCTATGTCTGTTGATTGTTCCCATTCAGGAATAGTTGTAGTAGTAGTCGTAGTTGTTTCTGTTTCTTCAGGTATTGTGGTCGTAGTTGTTTCCTCTGGACCATCAAATGTTTCTATCTCTTCTACTTCTCCTGGGATAGTAGTAGTTGTAGTAGTTGTTGTATTCTCTTGTTCTTCATTAGCTAATGCTGATAAAGGCAGCATTATTAATGAAAGTATTAACCACCCTTGCAGCAGCCGTGTCCGCAACATTCCATATTATTCTCCTACATAAGAGCGTTGACTAACACCACCAATGCAGAACCTGCAACCAGCCAACCGCTAAGTTCTTGTCTTGATATTTTACTATTTACTTTTTCGTGTAGTAAATCTATTCTTTCGTTTGTTTTTTCTTGGGTCTCAATAATAATATTTAAAAGTTCCTTATTAGTGTAACCATTACCATTCATGTTATCCAATCCCAATCCTCTTCTTTGTATTCATCTGGAACATTAGGCATAGCAAATTTATCTAACCATGTTAAAAAGTTTCTTATAAAATATCCTAATATAAATCCGATTACATAATCCATCAAGGGATTATATCATACACTTTTAGAATTTTTATATTTAGTCCAATTTGTTGATACAGATGTATGCAATGTAGAATTTTTGTTTTGTTTATCTATAAACTCTTGATTGTATTCATGCACATTAAGATTAGTTTTGTTGTCTAATCTATATAAACGCATACCTAATAAAGGTTCACCTGCTTTTATCATTATCTTTTTGCCTTTTATTGTGTTTAAATCTTTTAAAAAAATAAATGGAAAGTTAGTTTCATGCCATATATTGTTCATTACTTTTCCAGGTAAAAATTGTATAGGTCTTTCATTATGATAAAACAAATCAAAATATTCAATTCCATATCCATCAGGACAATCAAAGTAATAAGGAGAGTGTATTTTAAAAACAGGATAATCATTATGAAATGCTCTTGGCATATCCCCTGCTTGTTTAGATGATTGTGTTCCCATCCATTCATAATTTGTAAATTCGTGAGATATACCAACTTTGACTTCCCATTTAATATTTTCTTCATTATCCATATATAAATATATATCAGACCAACTAGGTAATATAATTCCATCAGTCAATATATCTTGTATAGCAGGGCAGTTTTTTGCACTAATATACGGTTTTTCACTATTTATAGTGTCATAATAATTATTGAGTTTCATTTTTTTATACCAATCAGGTAAAAATTTATTTGCTAATTTAGGAGGATATAACTCTAATAATGTTTGAAATTCTTTTCTTACAGGATAAATATTTATATCCATCTCCACCTCTTTTTTAATTTATGGTATTAATACCCAATTGACTGCTTTTTCGCTCCACTCGTAATATAAACCATCATCAGGATAAGGAACTGGTGCTCCCCATGTCCATTTATCAGTATCTAAAACCCAACTATCGTAAGGTTGTGGTGCAATAAAAACATCATTTTCTTCATCATAGGAAAAGTTTTTACCTGCATAATTTCCTCTAAACGCAGTTCCTCCATCAAGATGTTCATTACCAAATGTATTATATGAAGTTCTTAAACATTTTTTATTATGATAGTCACCATAATATTCTTCCCAAGAAGAAAATCCTTCAGGTAAATTTTCTGTATCATCTTCATCTCTACCTGGTATAACACTTTCTACTATGTTGTTTCCATTTAAAAATGCATAATGTGCCATTAATATCTCCTAAGCAAAAGTTACTGTTCCAATACCACCAGTTATTTCAATATATTTTGAATTACCATCTGTTTGTTCTGAATTACTTGTCAAACCTGGTGAAAGACTTGCACTAATTGAACCTGGGTATCTTAAAATTATTACGCCTGATGCACCAGTAGTTGCAGTATTACCATTAGATTTTCCACCACCACCAGTATTTGCAGTTGCATTTCCAGCAGAACCTGCACCTCCACCTGCACCACCTGCTTTAGTTGAGTTTTGTACACGACCTGCACCACCTCCACCTCTAGTTACACTAGAACCTGTAATTGTAGAAGCTACGCCATCACCACCTTTTGGATTTGAGTTACCTGAGGTTGTTGAACCACCTACTTCAGATGCACCACCTCCACCTCCTCCACCTCTAAAAGAGTTTTGAACTTCTCTACCAGTACCACCTGCAAAACCTTGATTAGTAGTTCCTGAACCACCATTTCTGTTGGTCGTACCACCTGCATCTTGGAAAGAACCTGCACCTCCACCTGAGCCACCAGTAGAGCCATTTGCACCAGTGTTTCCTCCTCCACCACCACCAGTAGAAGTTATTGTTGCATTTCCTGTAAATGTTGAATCATCACCATTAACACCACCTGCTGCACCTCCTGCACCAACAACGACAGAATAAGCTAGACCTGTTGAAAGAGTTTGTGCTGCCTCGCTTGTGCCTCCACCACCTGAAGCTTCACTATTGAAAGATGCTCTATAACCACCTGCACCTCCACCTGAACCATGAATGTTTCCAGTTCCTCCTCCACCTCCACCTGCAATTACTAAGAAATCACAAGTAAAAGTTTTAAATGAAAATTGTCCTCTATCAGTAAGGTCATTTATTTCTGCAACATCTATTACACCCTCATTACCACCTGCACCACCTTGTGTGGGTATATTACCTATATATCCATAATTATTACTACCAGGCATAATTCTCCTATGTTATTTCTAAAATTGATACAAATGCCTCTAAATCATTATCTGCTTCAGATTGCAAAAATAATTTATCTCCTGCCTCTAATACTAACTTGCTTGTTCCTGCTAACTCGATTGATGTGTTTATAGGAACATCTATTTGATGAGCAATTCTAGCATCTGTGCTAGTGTCGCTATCAAGAATACGAGAGTTTACAAAAGTAGTATTTGTACCATCTATGTTAGAAACTCGTAAAGTTAGAATTATAGCAGTGGTTGAACCAGGACATGTATATACTGCTGTATCGCTAGTTGTAATGTCTTGGTATGCATTTTTAAATGTTTCTGCCATTTATTTCATCTCCATATATTTCTATACTCCCATAACTATAGCACGAGCTTGGCTACTTGTACTATTAGTTACAGAAATAGCTTCCATTATTTCCCTAAATGCAATTGATAATGTTGCACCACCTGCATCAGGTAATAAATCTATATCTTCATCTATTGGTAAATTACCAATAGTATCTATTGCTAGAGTACCACCTTCTTTTAGTATCATCAATAAACCCATAAATTATCCTAAGGCTATGACAAGTCCTAAACTTGCTTTTGATGCAACTTGTGCATCTATATAAGTTTTGATTGCTTTAGCAGAGGCAAGTGTGTCATCACTTGAACTAACTGCTGATATATCTGTATCTAAAACTCCTGATTTTAAATTATCTACATCTACATTTGATAAACTATTTCCTGTTCCTTCAGCATCAAAAGTTTTGTTTGTAAATGTTGTTGTTGAAGTAGCAGATATACCTGCATCAATTCTGTCGTGAATATCCTCAAACATTTCTTTCACAACTGCCATACGAACTACAGTTCCATCTGCGTGTGTAGGGTCAGTAGAATGTCTACCTTCTTTATCTCTTACTATTGTTGAAAGTGTTGTACCTGAAGCTGCTGTTACCTCAATTACTTCTCTATTAGAAGCATTATCAGGGTCTACAACTAAATAATAAGGAACTGTAATGTTAGATGTTCCATTTGATGTTGGTGCTGCAGTTAATGCACCTGAAGTTGCTCCTGATGCTAATACACCATTTAATGTACTTTCATAAAAGTTTGCAAATTTAACTTCTTGTGCTGTCATTTAAGCTCCAAATTTTATTAATCCTAAAGCGTTTATACCAAACACCTCTGTTGAAGTTACATCAGTAACAACATTTTGTCTAGTTCCACGCACTGTAAGTATAGCATATTGAACCACACTTCCTACTTCTGCATTATTTTGTACTGGATAACTTATGCTTTCTACAACACCCCTAATTATTTCATTAGGGTCAAAGATTTCTAAGGTAACGGCATCACCTTCTTTATCTCGTAATGCATTATACAAAGCATCTCCTAATCCTTTTACTTTTACTGGTTTTCTATTTGGTCTATTTACCCTATCAGATATATTTATAGGTATTCTTGCTACAACTAATTCTGGTCTTGCTAATGCACGAATTTGAACAGATT